GCCTGGGTCAACCTGCTTGCCAAATGTACCGGCAGCGCCAGCATAATATTGTGTAGGTGTAATCTCATTTAGGATGCTATTGCGTACATCAATAGTCTGACTGCGCTGAGTTACTAACTTGCCAACTTGGTCACGTAACTGGCTAGGATTTTCAAGACCAAGTGTTTCTTCAAAGAAGTTTGTAGCTTTAGTTGTACGAGTTTTGACATTAGATGCCAAATTCTTAATCATATTATCTGTCTTAGCAAGTGAGCCTAAAGCCAATGCTGTACGAAGTTGACCGTCAATAGTATTACGAATTGGGTAACCCATACGTGTAAGAACGGAAGCCTTAAATATAGAATTAGCAAAGTCCAGCATATCTTCTACTTCGCCAGCTGCTTGACGTGTTTTCAGCGCTGCCTCTGTAGCCTTTTCTCCCAAAGGACGAACACTCTTGTAGATTTTAAGAAACTTATCAAAGTCATTAAAGTCCATCATAGGAACAGCGTTAGGCATTTCAGATTTCCAGAACGGAGAAGTAACTAACTTGCCTGCGTCATCTACCCAAAAACCGTGTTGTGAGAAACTATCCATCATTCCACGTCGAACATTGCCATAAACCTTATACCAACGCTGTGCTTCTTCAATAGTTAAATTATTTTCAAGTGCAATGATATCTGCAATTTCACTTTCAATGTTTTGAACTGCAGCCATACGCTCTGTAGCATTGCGAGCATTCATATAATCTCTAGCAAGGTCATTTTTAGTTTCGATATACTTCATATCGCGTAGTGGCTTTACAGAATTAAGAGCATATTTGATCTCACTGTATGAATCTGCTACAGGTCCACCGTCAATACGGACAATGCCACGTGGTAACTTGTTAAATGCCGCTTGGATAACCACAACTGGACGAGTATACGGAGACTTTTGGAATGTCTCTGTATAGAAACTAAAGTCGTGATATAGGTCAGATGCCTTGGCACGTGCCTTTTCAACAGCTACACCAATATTCTTATTAAATAGGTTAACGTCAGCTGCTGATGTGTACTCGTTAATGACACGATAGTCACCAATACGCTCAGACATAGCGCGTTCTAAGTTGGTATCGCGTAATTTTAGATCATCAAGAACTCTATTTAAGCGGTCATACTCTTCAACAGTAGGAAGATGCTTTTCAATATCAACTCCAGCACCCCATTCAATAGTGTTGTAACGCTTTTGAATAGGATCTAAAATATCTTGAGAGCGCTGGATCTCATCGGCAATAGATGCGCGAGTTAGTGCAATCTTATTTAATGAATTTGTATCACCAGCTGCTGCTGCAATAAAGTTTGCTACATCTTCGTAGGTTTTTGCTTCGCCAACAAGACCTGCCATTAAAAACGGGTTAGTAGTGTTTCTAATAAAGACATCATCTGCAGCCTGTGCTGCATTCTTTCCAACTAAACGTTGAGCAACAACACCCATTGGTGTTTCTCTACCAACAACACCGTTAGATTTGACGTACATACCGTGAATATCAAGCTCTGAACGAAGACGAACAATATCTTCTGCTGATTCAATAGGTCGGATAAGACCGACTTCGCGTGCAACCTTAAGGCCCTTGCCACCAATAACTAATGGATCTGCAAACCAGTTAAGGAGTCCATCAATTCCACCACTTGCAAGTTGTCCAAAAACGTTATCTACAAATGTTTTTTTACGATCTGATGGTGATGCAATGTTAAAGTCAGGATTAAATAACTCTGCTGTGGGTGCAAGAAAAGCCTGTCCTGGACTAACTTGTTTTGCAAGTTTCCAATTGCTTACAAGATTAAGACCTTCACCAGCAGTAAAATCTGCACTAGAAAGAAGAGCCGTACTAACAGGTTGAGATACTTTTGGGTAGGCCCATTGGTAGAATTGATCTACTTCTTTCATACCAAGATTAAATACAGTATCTAAACGTGCTACTTCTGCTGGCTTAGTAGCAATATCAACTGCCGTACTAGCCATATTACTAGAAATATCCCCAATAATACGCTTAGGTTTTCTTGCAATTTCGGGAACACTTACACCAGGAGATAACTGACTTGCTTGCTTTTGAGCAAGACCGCCAGCAAGAGAAATACCTGCTTGTGGAACAGCGCCAACTGCGTTGCCAACAACGTCGCTAATTGCTTTTTTAACAATATCCCAATAGTTAGGCACGGTTATACCTCCCGTGTCAAGTAGTCTATAAAACCATCTCTATCGAAATCTGATTCCCAAGGAATTTGTGCAAGCGAAAGTATGATACCTGGTTGGTCATAACCTAGCGCATCAACAAATGCTGTAACATCTTTAACAAACTGCTTCACATATTCCCCTGAATTGAGCGAACAAAAATTCTAAATGATTGTGGTGTATCTGGAGCTGATGCCATTGCATCAAGTGCTGGCATATACTTTGCAATAATATCTGATTCTGATTGTTTAATTTGATTCATCATAAGAGATTCAGGTCCTGCTTCTGGCCCTAATTTATTACCTGCCATAATGTCTTCACCTGGACGAGCAGATGGTGCAAATAATTCTGTTACGGGTCCCTGTGATGCAGCTTCACGTACATCGCCTGCGCGAGCAGGACGCACATCTGCGGTCTTAGAAAGCGGAGAACTTGACTTAATAGCCTCTGTCTCAACGCCTTCACCGTATGCGGTAGAACCCATTTGCAGGTTGTCGGTACGTGTAGAGAACTTACCTGGGCCTGCTGGTCCAGCCAGTGGATTCATCATACTCACTGTTTGTCCTCCTCTAATCTTTCTAAATCTGCTGTCATATCTTCCCAAGCCCTATTGGTTTGAGTAAGATGATTTGATTGATAAATTGCTAATTCCATTATTTCACCTGTTAAGGTTTCAATAGATGATGCTATGTTATGTATAAATCCTACGCCTACAACTACAAAATCAAGAAAGCGCACTGGACGAGGAACATACTTGTCATCATTCATCGCCCAGTACACCTTCCGTTAAAAAGTTATTATCCTTTTTTGACTGCGTTTCCGCGTCGTCCTGCTGGCATCATTGATGGTACTACCTTGCCTGGTCCTGCTGGCTTAGAAGTATCCTTCTTACCTTCAGTTGGCTTTGACATAGGTGCTGCTGCACGTGATCCTTTGTTCATTTTACACCTCCTCTGATTATGCTGCGCCGGTAATACCAGCTAGTAGTTGGGCTATATCGGGACGTTGACCAGCAGCAGGGGCCTGACCAGCTTGTTCTTGTGGAGGTTGCTGCGAGGCAGGAGCGGGGGCCACACCTGCTGCTGGAAGTTGTTGTTCCATACCCGGTGCCATAGGTGGCATCTCTGGGGCTGGTTCTGGTGCAAATGCTTTTTCGATTGTGCTCTCTAGCGATTGGCCCTTTTGCCGACCTTGGATAACACTCGCAATGCGGGTGATAATCTCGCTAGGGTCTTGTCCTTGCGCTGCAAGAGCTGGTATCGCCTGAGCGTACTGAGCAACAGCAACGCGCAAAGAGTCGCGCATTTCTTCAATGTCAACACGTTGTTCCTCCTGCGTAACATTCAAGTCCATAGGAATCTCACGACGTACATAGTCACGAGATACGAGCTTGTCTGAGCGCATTTGTAGTAATGCAATGATGGCACGGTTTGGGTCCATACCAGACATAATTCCGTAGCGTACATCTACGCCGTACTCACCCTTGATGTCACGAGATGGTGTGTACTTAAGGACATAAGGTGTTCCATCATCTGAACCCTTGATGGTCTTTGGAATACCACCAAATACTTTCTCGTCTGCTTCAAAGCAAACAGAGATAAGTTCTTGGAACATACGAGCAAACTGTGCTTGTGCTGCCTTGATCTGTGTATCAAAGCCAGCCTGTAGTGCTTGTACACCACGGCCTGTTACAACTGATGCGTCAATGTTACCTGAACGAGATTCAGGGTAACGAGCACCAAGGCGTAGTTCGCGCTCTAGCACTCCAGATTCAGTAAAGACTCCAGGTGGTAGTTCTAGTGGAACACGACGGATACCTTGTGGGTTAGCAGAACGCATAATAGAATCTGGACCCAGTGCCAACTCTTGCACATCTTGTGGGATAGCAATAGGTGCTTGGATAGATTTCTCTGCTGCTTGGATTTGCAATACTGCAAAGCGAGCACGTGCGAGCTGAACTGATAGTACATCATCAAACTGTCCGCGTGCTTCTCCATCTAAGGATGAGCGCATCACAACAGATGCCATTGCTCTACCTAAGATGTTAGGAGTCTTGGCTAAGACTAGGTTCTTACGTTCTGGGATGTAGAGCAAGTCTTGGTCTTTGTCGTGGTAGCGAACCATTGATACGTAAGGAGATGACAAACCGTATTGGTTCTTACCTAAGATTAAATCGTAATACTCTGGGTATTGACCTGCTAATGTCTCTGCATCGGTAACGATAACCTGAGTAACAGACATAACGCGACCATAACGATCTAACTCTGGGTATGTACCAAATGGGTTGAGCATACGGATACGAGGGTTGTTATCCTCAAAGTCCATCTCAACCATACCGATACCAAGACCGTAGGTGTTATACCAGTCTGCTGCTGTGTACATCTGCAGTTGTAGGTCAGAGTTTGTTACATAAAAGTTTGCAATACGAGTTCTAGTATCTGCAGCCTTGCGTGCTGCATCTGAAACCATATTAGTTGCTGAGCAGTTAAAGGATGGCAGTGGTGCCATTGCTTCTGCTAAATCACGTGCTGCTACGTCAATGAAGTTTGCAACCAGAGGCTTTGGATAATCCTCTGAAAACATTGCAGGGTAAACCTTTGAGATATCTCCCTGACGCACTGAGAGCACATCACGCATACGTTGATCTCGCGCTGATGAGCGAGTACGTAAGCGTGCGAGCTTAGCGTCTACTTCTTTGACTGATAACAATTGAGTTCCTTACTTCTTGTATACGTCGTTGCCGTATTTCTTCTTGAGAATCTTAAGCATTGCCTTATCTTGTGGAGTCATCTTAGGCATTAACTTATTAACATCAAAAGTCTTTGCTACTGACCCTTTAGCTACTGGCTTCTTTGCTGCTGGCATTATTATCTCCTTAAATGAATGTACGATCTTTCTCGGCGAGCAGTTCATCTATATTGATAACTGTTCGCTTGCCTACCTCGTAGCGAGATAGAAATGGATTCTTTAAGTGGTGTGTCTTGTGCATACCTTGGTTGAGCATCTCACGTGCGCGAATCTCACAGAACCACAAGGCCATCACCATATCTGTCTTACCCTTAGTCGTAGGCGACCAGGTAATCAATTGCTCAATCAGCGCCTTAACGTTTTCAGTTTGGTCTGAAGGTAAGTGAATAAGGTTGTCGCGGTGGTGTTTGCCATCGAACTGCTTTGTGCCGAACAGTGTGGACATAGAAGCAACACCGAAACCGGAGTCCCACTTGTTGGTTCCAGTATGGTGTTCACGTAATAGAACGCCACGGCTTGCAAGATTTTGGCGGATGCCTTCATCCTGCGTTAAGAAAGATTGAAAAGCGTTCTTCTCTACTATCCACTCACTAGGCTGGTACAGGGAAGTCCAGTCAAAGATTAGTTGACGGATCGCAGCAGGTGTTGGACGAGTAATTTTAATAGCGTCAACGATATAGCGTTTATGAGTAGCCCTATCAACAGCGTAACAAACGACGGCTGTATCACCAACCATAGCGGGATCAAGGCCACAAATAAAACTAAAGCCGTTAACATCGCGTGGGTGACCAGGGTTGCCAGGAACCAACCGACCTGCTTTACGCATTCCATCAATAGAACCTCGCACACATACCGGATCAAAGATGGCATCATCTGAGATGTCTTGTTGTTGATAGACCAAAGCCCAAGTAGAAGCATCCATAGCTTGGCGTTCGTTGTAAAGGTTGCGACCATTCCAGCGTGGGTATAATCCTTCTGGTGTCAGGTCAGATTCTGTCTGCCCATCAAAGGGTAGGTCAGAGGCAGGCCATAAAGTCTCCCACTTATCAGGGTCGTTATCTGTGGACAGCAACGCTGGCATAGCCAGATACTTCCACGGGACCTGACCGCCTGGGTAGCGGTCTTCGTTGCGTAGCTCGCGGTAGAGATCTACAGCAGAGACGCGGGTACCGATAATGATTAACTTACCAGTAGGGTTAAGACGGGAACGCACATCCTGGGTTAACCAGCGGATCTGCTTCTCAAACTCGTTAGCGTTCTTTAAGGTCACCGCATCGTCTACGATAATCATATCTGCACGCTTACCGTAGATCTGACCGCCGATACCGACGGCTTCGATGTTTGGGTCTTTTTCAGCCGACTCACGTAGTTCATCACCAAAGGTGACGCGGGTAGCCTGCCACGAGGCAGACTTAGAGTTAAACCCTACGCCAGCAGCATACGCCTGTTGTAACTCTTGATACATTGGATGCGTTAGGCGGTTCTTGATGGCGTAGAGAAAGTCAGCAGCTAATTGCTGCGTCTGAGATACGATGAGTACTCTAAAGTTAGGATTACGGGCAACCTGCC